TATATATCATAATTTACTATATTTAATTCTTTAAAGAGAGATATTACAAAATCCCAATCTTGAGCATACGAACTAGTTATAGACATACTAGAGGTTGTTGTATTTCCATATATATCTTCATTAAAATAGACCCCTCCATCTGCATCAAAATAACCTCTCCACCAATAATGCTTAAGGTGTTCTGGGATTTTATTTAAAATTAAATTAGCAGACGCTCCGCTTTTAAAAAGATAAGCATTTTCTTTTAAAAAAAGAAACAATTCTTCATTACAAATATCAATCATTAGTTGTTTTTGTCTATTTTTACGATTTCTATCACAAAAATAGACATTCCCATATTTTAAAAACAATGGTAAAATATTTACTAAATCATCGTAAATATTATTTATTGTAATAATTTTAGACTTAGGGTTAACATGTCCATCTCCCCATATAAAACCAAGTAAATAAACCGCCTCTTTTTCTAGTTTTATAAATGACTTAAAGTCAAAATTTCTTTTAATTCTTTTTTGAGGAATTTTTCTTTTCAAGCCAAAAGTAGCTGCGATATTAAAAATATCCTGTTTGGAGAGATTGGGTTTTTTTTCTAAACAGTATTTAAGACCGTAACTAGGGAAAAATAACTTAACAAAAAAAACATTATCCTCCCCAAGGTTATCGTAAATTTTATGTCTTTTTGCATATTTAAACGGAATTACTCCTATAGATTTAAACCATTTTATTCTTGCTACAATGCTATTTAAATTACGATTAAGTGATTTACATAATTCGTCTTTTGGAAGTTGATAGTTTTTTAATAAAAATTCGCTATCTTCTTTAGACCATTTATTAATTATTCTCTTCATATAATATATATTACACTAATATAATGTATTTTGACATATTAGCTCCTTGTAATAATCTGCTTTTTCTGCTCTGGGTTCTTTTCTGCACCCTTTAAAAGCACCTGTAAAGACGCTGTGGCTAGGTTCTTAATGATTTCCTCAATCGATCCAGTGAATAGTGAGTGGCCAAGGGGAATAGACGTTCCTGGGGCATTTTCGGCGTTAATCGTGTAAAACGACGATTTTACTGCCACTTTGCCAACTGGCGCGTTAATAATGCTGATAATAAGATTATTTGTGTCCTTAATGTCAAAAGTGCTGATTTTTTCCTCTGGAGGAATGGTGGGTGTTACTGGTGTTGTATTATGTATTTGGTCCATATTATTTAAAATTATAAATTAAAGAAATATCATCTTTATCAATCTTATCCGATAAGTATCCCTTATTATATAGCGATTCTAACATAATTCTTGTTTTAAGAATCCATCCGCACTCCAAAATTTCCCAATTTTCTTCTCTTAAACAAGTTCCGTCTAGTTTAGCCGCTATTAGCCCGTCTTGTATAGACTTAAATTTGGTGCCACAAATTGAATTATCTCCGACAAAATAAAAATCAGATTTAGATTTTTTAGAATTATCTTTCCAAATGGGATTAAAAGTATAATATCTCATATATTAATAGTATTCTTCGTAAACGATAGTTTCTTTGTTATTCTTTATTAGTTTTAGGTCTCTATTTTTAATATTTTTAAGTTCTGCTAGTGCTTCGTCGTAGGTATTAAGGTAGTTGTCATGTGCCATACAAGTTAATCCCATGGCCCCAACGCGTTGGACAAAATATTGTCCATTACCCTTTTTTATAATTTGATATTTCATATTATTAAATTATTTTCTCTTTTTGACACATGAATTCACCAGTTTCCTTATGGACAAATCCTCCATTTGCACCAAGACGAGGAACGTTAAAAATCATTTCTTTCCCACAATCACAACAAGTTCCAATTGGGTGTTTGGTGTTATATTTATATTGCTTCTTTTTTTTCATATCGTTATTAAAAAATTGAATGTGTCAGAACACAGGTGATTTATATTGGGCGATTCGCACGTTGCCTTTTTAGAAAACCCCCTTGAACTAATAGTGCGGAAGGTCACATATGCCTTATAGTCATCAGGAGAATAATAATAAATACTTTGTGCGTTCAAAGTCTCGAATCCATTTTTTTCGCAAAAGTTTAAAACCTTATTTTTAATCAAGTAGTCAAATGGAAGGGAATTGTCTTCCAATAAAAAGACTGGTTTTGTAAAAGAAAAATTTGGAACATGGTTTCTTCCTTCAAGTGTATTAAGATGTAGAAAAGAATCATAAAAAGGGACACAAAGTAGAAGGTTTTTTGTCCATAATCTCTTTAGATTTGTAAAATCAATTCTTGACTCATAATAGAAGCCATCTGTCGAGGCGAAGGATGAAATTTTTATCAAATCCTTATGTCCATCTGGATTTTTGCAGAAAATAATATACTTACTTTGCTTTAAGTGGCTATCGTCGTTTTTTACTGTAACGTCATCGGTTACAGACAGGCGAAGACCAAAAAGAAGTTTAATATTATTATCTTTTGCGTTCTTGCTTGCCTCCAAGAGGCCCGAAATACTATCCTCAATCAGACAAATGGTATTTAATTTGTGAAATTTCGCAATAGAAAAGATAGATAATGGGTAAATATCTAAGTTGTCCTTTGGTTTATCAAGTGTTAAAATTGATTTTCCGAGGCTATAATGACTTTTAAAGCAGGGCAAAATTGACATAAGATAAGAATACTATAAATTTTACTGTTTGTCAATTACTAATTCTGGATTGTCGAAAATATTACCAATAATCTTTATATCCTTATAGTATGGGAATTCCCATAAATCATTCTCATTTTTTCCATAACAAATAAATCCATAACCATTATGATCTTGGTTTTCTTTAACTTTTAAAGTTGCTTGCATAGTTTTATTATCAAAATATAAAACATCTCCTGCATAGATTTCCTTGCCATCTTTGTCATTTAATCCTGTGAATTGTTGAACAATATATTCATCTCCACCAGAACCATTTTGGAGATTATGAAACTGGCCATTTAAAGACATAATATAATGTCCTTGGTATCCCACATCTGGGAGAATATACACTTTTGCTAATTTATCCCACACACGAAACTTAATTGCTCTTAACATAAGAGAATATTAGGACAACTTTAACAAAATGTCAAGAACAAACTCAAAAATCAAACAAATCTCCATTATCTATTTTAACTGGTTTCGCCTCAAATCCTGATAGTGGGTTTCTCCAGCGGGGGCAGCCATCGAAGTGTTTAATTTCAATGGTTTCGCCGTCTTTAGCCACTAAATCTTCTTTATTTAATGAAGTTTTAATTACAATGCCATCCTTTACAATTACAAAATAGTCGTATGCCCAGCGATAAGGACAGGCATACATTTTTGACCCGTCCTTTTTCAGTTGGTTTGGGTATTTCCCCATCCCACAAATCAGTTTTCCAGTAAAGGTATTTGTTCCGTAACTTTTGTCGGCAGCCATATTTCCAGTTGCGTCCGCCTCACTAAAATTATTTATCTTTTCTTGGATATAAGCAAGATAAGCTTCAAAGCCTTTTAAAACATTTTCGTTAATCAGTGTTTCCACAATTGGGTCTTCGGGAAATTGAAGAAAGATAAACTTTACAATAGGTTTTAGTTTTGGCCAAAGTTTCGTGGCAATTAAAGCGTATGAGAACGCCTGAATATTCGCCGAGGCCTCCTCTCCCTCATACTTTTTTTTCGAGCTTTTGTAATCGTGAATGAGAATATTTTTGCCATTTTTATGGATTTTATCAAGAAAGCCCTTGAGCCGAAATGGAGGGTCTTCGTTCACATAATCAAAAGCATATTCTATCCCAACCAATTTACTACCTTTAACAAAGAAGTCATGCTTTAAACCCGTTAGGATCATTTTTTCGATATGATTAAAAGAGTCTAATGGTAATTTAAGTTTCGCAATAGAATCCTGAACCTGTTTGAGGATAAATTCAGACGCAGAAATAGAATTAGCGGCAATGATTTTATCATATTCTGGTTTGTTTTTGTGTTCCAGCAAAAATTCAAAAGCCTCATGGCAAATCGACCCCTTACTTGCGCCATCATTAGAGGATTGAGGTGCTTTTAAAATATAGTTAGAATAATAGATGTAACTACAGTTTTCAAAAACACGAATACGCGATGCTGAAAGAGGAGTATGTTCTTTTTTTTGTTCTTCGTTTTGTTTCATAAATATTTCCATTGAAAATTACCACAAGATTTATTCTTCCCTTTTAAGACCATAACTATTCCGCCGTTATCGAGATTTAAGGTTCTACACGCATCTATTATAGAGGGCCATGTTTTTATAATTTTTCCTGTATTTTTATTAATTTGTTGAACGGATTTTCTATTAGGGCTATTTTCACCATATTTTCCAAAATTTGGATTTTTATTTCCCATTGCGTGTCCAAATGGTTTTTTACTACCTAATAATTTTTCAGAAGTTTTCTTCTTAGATTCTTCGGAATGATGTTTTCCCAAAAACGGTCCAACTCTTCCCTTTCGTTTATCGGACATTTTTCTTTTGGTTTCTTCCGATACCTTCACACCAGTTGTATCATTAGAAAATAAACATATATTGTATCCAACTTTAGGATTAGTGGAGTTAAAATATTCAATAAACGCGGTTTCTAAAGCTAATAGTTCTAAATTATTAACTTGTTCAAATTCTGCTAAAACCAAAAGGGTAAAATTTTCTGCCCCATATTTTTTTATAGCATTATCAATAATCTGCATTTTCCTACAGCGACATAAATGGGACTGAATTCTTCTTCTTAAATTATTTGCCTTTCCAATATAGATTTTACCATTAACTAAGTTAATGATCATGTAAATGGCAAAAAACCGATGACAATCTTTATAATTCATAAATTTTCCTTACAAAACTTCTCTAATCCATCTTTATCGGCGAGAAGCCAGTCATTAATATCTTTATAGGGCAAATTAATTATATTCAACTGACTTTCATCAAAATAAGATTGTAATTCTTTTTTTATATCTTTCGCGGCGTTATTTCCGACTGAATTCTTTTCTTCATCATTATTAAGACAGATATTAATTTTTGCAACATCATGTTTAAGTAAAAATGCAATCACGGCGGCACTCAAACTTACGCCAAATAATACCAAAACATTTTTAATGCCCACTGTATAAAGCGCCAAAAAGTCACCAATTGATTCCACAAGCACAACCTGTTTTTTTTCTTTAATATATTGATAAGATTGCATGGGATATACCCATTCTTTCTTCTTTCCTATTAAAAGCCATTTAGGGTATTTTTCGTCATTGTTTAGTCTTCTTCCTGAGAACCCAACAAGTTCCCATTTTTCATTTATGATCGGAAATACATATCGGCCAGTCATTCGTCCATTCCACGTTATTCCCCCTTGAAAAATGTCCAAGGTCTCATTTGAGATGCCTCTTTTGTTCCAATAAGAGTTATCATGGATTAACTTCAAAAGCATATCTTTTGAAAAAACTTTTTGCATTGTAATATGTTGTTCATAGTGATTGGATTTAATTTCGGAGTCTTCAAAGTTATTGTCTTTGAGAATCTTCTCTGCATCTTGATGTGTAAGAAGTTTTAGACTTCTTTGTACTAATTCAGTAAAAGAACCTCCTCTTCTTTCCACAAAGTCATAATAAATTCCTGAGTCGCATTTTATTGATAAGGCAAAATCATTATTAGACTCACGGTACAACGGACGCGTGCTCCAATTATCACCCATTTGTTTAAGTGAAGTATAACCAATTTTTTCTAATATGGTTTTGATGTCATTCATTATTCTAAGATAATATCTCCTTTTTTCTCTTTATCAACGGCTTTAAAAGAAGAATTCTGGCGAATAATACAGTCTTTCAACGAACCCCGCTCCTCTACAGAAAAATTACTAACATTAAAATTAAGAAAATTAGGTAAATATCTAGTTTTTCCATCGGGGAACGTCCGCTTAATAAAATCAATATGTCCCTGTGCATCACGCCCTTGGAAACGCGTAGCAATTTCTATTAATTTATGACTTCCACTTTCTAATGTATCTAACAACATTTCATCTTCTGTTCTTCTACGGAAGATGCCTAGGTAACTCGTGAACCATTGTAGGCGATCTGAAGTTGCGACAGCCGACCCATCATCAGTAATATCACTTGATTGTTTGCCTCTATTTTCTCCCGACCTATTCAATTGTATTGCTGTCAAAAAAGGAAAATCTAATTCAACAGAAAGAGATCTAAATTTATCTACTTTTTCGCCAATAGCATGATGCTCTTGGTGAAATCCAGATAGTTTTTCGCCAGTTAGTTTTAGATAATCATAAACAACAATGCATTTTCCACCTCTTCCTACATTAGATAAATGCCATCTTCTAATAATTGAGCATACTTCATCAACTGGTTTATTACCTACATAATAATGAAAAACTTTATTTTTGAAAAATTTAAGTGTTGTTCTTACCTTGTAAACATATTCTTCGTTCTTCCTCCAGTTTCCTGTCTCAAGAAACCAAGTAGGAACACCACTAACACTTGACGCCGTTCTGAATCTCTGTTCCTCAGAACTCATCTCTGTGTCTAAAAAAAGTATTGGTATATTATGTATCTCACCCATTTTAGAAGCCCAATAAGAAAGCATTGTTGTTTTACCTTGTTTAGGGCGTGAGGCTATAGCGTATATATTTCCGCCACGTAAACCACCATACAAACGATTATATTCCTTAAATGGAGTAATTAGTCCAATATCATCAATTGGATTATTACCTCTCTCCTCAATCATTTCTAATAAACCATCATAAAGATTTTCTGGTTTAGAAGAATTATCTAGTTGATTTATATTTTCGCCATACAAGGCATCAACTTCAAGAATAGTTTTGGTCAAGTCTTGATTAGCAGATTTATTAACATGATTTTCTATTTTATGGCAAGTTTCTTCTAAGTCTCTAAGAACTTTTAATTTTATTAATTCCTTACTGGCTTCTATTGTCGCCTCTAGTGTGATAGGGGAAAAGCAAATTGACTCGACATACGAAAAAATGTCCAGATCTTCAGCAAAGCTAATTCCTAAATTTTTTATAGATTGGGCGATTAAAACCTTATCTAACTGTTTATTGTCAAGAAGAAGTGACTTTATACAAGAAAAAATAACAGAATGAACTTTACTGGTAAAACAGTTTTCACTTAAAAATCGTTCTACTTCTGGGAAAACACTAGGATTATTAATTATTCCATTGAGTGTATGACGTTCAAGCTGTAAAGAAACTAAAGACATACCATATACTATATGGATTTTAGATAAAAGTCAAGGATTTAATCTTCTTCTTCGTCATCATCTACATTGTTGGCAATTATTTGTTCTTTGGTAGACTCCAAGGTAATATCGTTTATAGCCTTACAGTAGTCAGACATAAATTTGGTTAATGCTATGGCGCAGACTGGACTATCAAAAGTACTTGCATACTCAGGTTGTCCCGTTTCATTATTAATAAAAAAAAGTACAAACCCCCCCGCGCAAAATTCATTCAGCCTATTTAATTCGCTGATTGGAATTCGCCCTTCGTTTATAGAATTATCTTTATCTTCCATATTCATATATTACACTCTTTATTATTGTTCAATAATTTATTATAGTAATATATCAAATTTATTCTTAAAAAACTCTTTGGACAATAAATCTATTTCGTCTTCGTTAATTTCAATTAATTTAAAATCATTTTTTGCCAACCATTCAGATTTCTTTACATCATTTTTGTAACCTTTTAAATATCTGTTTGGGTCGTTGTTATGGAAGAAGGGATTGAAGGCAGAGTGTTGTTTCCCGTTCGTTTCAATGGCGATTTTAAGAGTTAAATTTACTAAATCTACATGTAAAAGAGTTCCAGTGCAAGGCATTTCCTCCATGATAATCATTCCGCTCCAATATGGTTTCAGAAATTGTTTAACTTTAAATTGAATAATAGAACGACATTTCCCATCCCATTTTATAAGAAACTTATTTAAATTTTTATTAACAAGTTTTCCGCTTAAAGTATAAAACCTCATAATTAATATTACACATAAACTGGAAACTCCTCATATTAATGTGTAATATATTATATGAGTAATTTCACTAAACGTCAAGAAAATCTTATAATATCTAAATATCAATCTGGTCTTTCTACATGTAAATTAGAAAAAGAGTTTAAGTGTTCGGATTGGAGAATTTTAGATGTTTTAAAAGAATATAATATTCCAAGAAGAAGTCGTAGAGAAATTAATAAAAAATATATAGTAAAATCTAATTATTTTTCACAAATCAATTCGCATGAAAAAGCTTATATTTTAGGTTTACTAATGACAGATGGCTATAATCGGGAAAGTCATGGATATGTTCATTTTGGACTTCAAGAAAGTGATAAATATATTGTTGAATATGTTAATAGTTGTCTTCATATTAATAATCGCCCAGTATATCTAAAAAAACAAATCAAGGGATATAAAAAACACTTTTATACATTCATAACTGATAAGCAAATATCAAAAGACTTGGCTAAATTAGGATGTGTTCAGAAGAAGAGTTTGATTTTAAGATTTTCGCCCAACTTACCCAGAAAATATATTAATTCTTATATTCTTGGGTGTTTTGACGGAGACGGGTGTATTTTTTTAAAAAAAACTAAACGGCGAACGCAAAGACAGTTTTATATTTGTTCTGGAAGTGTAAAATTTTGTCAAGATATACAAGAAAAGATTAAGGAACAATTGGGTATTTTAGGAAAAATAAGGACAAGAACAAATACTAAAACAAAAAATTTAATTTCATATATGACATTTACTAAAATAAATGACTTATTGATATTAAAAAATTGGTTATATAAAAACCAAGAAATATATCTGAAACGTAAAAAAGAAATATTCGATAGATTATAAATAAAAACTACTAAATTTAGTTTCGTTGGTTTTCTTAAAAACTAATAAAATTAAAGGTTGCGGCAATCCGTGTTTGCTATCTCCAAACTTGGGGCGTCCACAGACAAATCTCACCTCTGCCGCCTTCATACAAAACTTAGCAAACCATCGAGTGTTGGTCCTCGCTGGTATAAGCATAACAACTGTTAAATTTGTATTAATTTGACAATCATTATATGCCTTCTCTATCCAATTAACCATTTTAGAGGTCTTGTCTCCGTATGGTGGATTTAACCAGCAAACACCATCCCATTTTTGATTGAGTCCATTGTTTTCTTTTGAATAGAATTTTTCACACAAAGCGTTTTGGGCGTCTGCGGCCAAATCCCATTCAAACTTAAATTCTTCATTTAATTTATCAAACAAAGACTTTGGGGTTGTCCAGTCTTGTTTAATTGAGGCGAATTTATTAGTGAACGTGGCCATATTATCCAATCGTATCTTTTAACTTATTTACAATCCACTTAGTAATTTCTGGATTTTGTTCAAAATAATCAGAGAATTGTCCGATACCTTGATGTTTAACCTTCAAGTCGATCTTATCCTCGGTTGCCATACTTTTAATAACGTCAGAAAATTCAATCCAAGCACCACTCTGCTTAATTAAACTATTCATAAAGCACACATCAAAGATTTCTTTTTCTGTCCATACGCAATTACCAGTCTTACCTTTTTTAATAGGGACTTCAACGGTCAAACCAGTGTCATCTGTAGCGGATTTCTTAATATCAACCGTGGCAATAACTCCAAGAATTTTATTCTTGATAGGATCGGGTTTTTTGTCGTTTGGATCTTCAAGAATAAGACTGCTACGAGAACGTTGTCTATAATAAAAACCATAAGAAGCTAAATGATTAAGAGCATGAGTATTATTACCATCCATCATATGTGGAGCATCAGGAGAATATTGATCTAATTTAAAAACTGCTGCATACTGCGTAATCATAATTAAAAACGCATTATATCCTTGAATTTCTTGTCCAAGTTGACGGAACATTTCTTTAGTGAGCCAATTAACGCCAGCGGGTCTCTTATTTTCACCAATCTTTTTGTCGTCGGATTCGGACAGTTTCAACATATCAACGCTATCAATAATAATACATAGATGCTCACCTTGCTCGTGCATGGAAACAAGTAGAGACTTTAGTGTATTTGCAATAGTATTAAAATCATTAGTTTGGAAGATGAAGACAGAACCATAGTCCCAAGTGTCAGCGGACATTGTATATTTTAAACCAGTTCTTTCTTGGATTTCTGAACCAAATTTAGCTTCAGCGTTTACATAAATCGTCTTACTTTTGGGAAAGGTAGCCATGTAGTTTTGGGCAAATAATAAAGACTGACTCGACTTACCGCCCTCAGGTGGGCCTCCGATCCTTATTACGGTACCAGACTTAACTTTCACAAACATATCTAATTTTAATGAACCAGAAGGAATAATTCTTTGAGGTTCTTGGTCGAAGTTGAAATGGGTTTCTTTATACCCCTTCAAAAGGGCGCCCAAAAGGTTTTTTGAGACTTCTTCATTTCCCGATACTTCTTTAATTGCTTCTTGTTTAATTTTTGCCATAATAGTTTATTTGTATAGATTTAAAAATTCTTTAAGTGTTTGAGGTTTTCTCTCTATTATAACGTCTTCGCCCACTTTTTCTTGTTCTAATTGGATGTTTTTTATTTGGGGGGATAAATCAGTAGTGTTTAACTTATAATCCATAATATAAGCGTTTAAGTAGGAATAACCCTCCTTACAGGAGAGCCATAAAAGGGTATTAATTTTCTTATTATCTGGAAGGGGAACCCAAAGAAGAAACCCTAAGGAATATTTTTCAATGAGGTTTTTTGCAAATTTAGACTCTTTTCCATAGAAGGAAGGATGCGGCTTGCCGTTTACTGCGACAAACCGATAAACAACCTGTAAATTATCACTAATTTTACGAACCTTTACCATTTAACAATGGTAACTTAACTTTGTGATTTTGTCAACTCAAAAACATCGGGTCGAATAGGTGTTTGTCCAGATTCGAGTTGGTAGTCAAAACGACACATTAATTCAATATGTTTTTTAAATGAAATGCGTTCTGGAATCCAACCCAATTCTTTTTGAGCTTTCGTAGAATCAGCAATAAGTCTTACTACTTCGTTAGGGCGTTTTAACGAGTCGTCAAATTTAACATACTTTTTCCAATCAAGGTTAAAATGTCCAAAGGCTTCTTGCACGAATTCTTCCCCCCAATGAGTAACGCCATTACCAACAACATAATTATCTGGTTTTTCCTTATTTAACATTTTCCACATGGCCTCGACTGCAAAATCACTATAATGCTCATCTCTAGCCCATTCTAAATGCCCTAATTTTAATTCAGTAGCTTTACCCAAGGCAATTTGGGCAGCGGTATTAGTAATCTTTCTTGATACGAAGTCTTTTGAGCGATAAGTATTAGAATGATTAAAAAGGATACCATAACAACAAAACATACCCGAATCTAATGAATCACGATAAAAATTTATCCATCTTGCCCCTAATGCTTTCCCTATAGCATATGGAGAACGAGGATTCCATATACATTCTTCATTAAAAGTTCCACTATCAATACCACCAACTAATTCGCTTGTAGCGGCAAAGTAAGTGCGGGTTTTAGGGCTTAAATTTTTTAAACATTCCAGAAAATAGTAAACGGATTGACCGTTTGTTTGAATGGCTAATTCTTTATTTCTAAATGATTCTCCAACATGAGAATTCGCGGCTAATAAATAAAGTTCATCAATTCTACTGTGACGTTTAATTACTGATTTAATACATTCATTAACGCTATTTTGACATGAAATATCGCATATTTCTAAATATAGTTCTGCATTTGGATTTTGTTCTAAATCAGATTTAAAAAGAGATTTTATTTTAGATTCATCCCAAAAAGAATTACGCCGATAAGTTAGAATAACCTTATAGTTTTTGCTTAAAAGAAGATGGCAAAGTGTTTTTGCATCCATTCCATTTGAACCAGTAATTAAAGCGATATTATTCATGTTATGTATTTTAAGATAAAGTCACTACAAATTCCAATTGATTTAGATATATTAGTATTATATTTCTCTGGTAAAACAATTATACTATTGTTAATAGGAATTTCTGATGGAAACGACCAAATATATCCTCTGCTTGTTAAAGTCACTTTATCATTTTCGTGCCAAAAACAATGAATATACTTATTTTCTTTCATTTTTACTAGAGCTTCAATATTTTTGGCGTGACACCATAAAGCTGGATTTTCTAAAAACTCTTCGCCAACCTGATATTGTGGTCTATCATGTCCTAAAAAATATGCATTGTTTTTATACCAT